TGTTCGAAGTATCTAACTGCTTGTCCATGACAGTGAATAATTTAAATACTGTTGCAGATAGATATGTAGAATTTTTTAATGTTCATAATTAGGTGGTCAATAAATTAGCTATCTGTAACGACTTGTACAACGAGCATAGGGACATGGTCTTCGCTGCACTCTTTGACATGTGTAAATATCGATCCAAATAATCAGCTAGAATGATGATCGGTGTTGAATCTTGCCCAGACTGGTATAAAGATCTGGTCTTAGACGAATCTCTTGCATTCGTTCGTAGACTTCCTAAGGCCTAGAAAGATGAAGGCTGTTTTTCTTACGTGGTTAGAATGGTTTTTGGAAAGAATCCACATCCAGTGATCGATGTACTAGTTCACTTCTTACTATCTATTGTTATTGGTACTCATGATGTAGATGGAGCTTTGATAGTTCGTTTTAGATAAGTTCTTGAATACGCCAGAGATAGACCAGGACAATTGAGAACTTAGATAATAACAATCTTTTTCAATAGTTATTATAGAAGTGTGGCTATAAGTACTGGTATCTTGGGTTACTCTAAAAACCAGTTCAAAAATTTGTTGACCTAGATATTGAAGTTAACAAAACCTAGACCTAGAAAAATGACCAAATATCTCGTTAGAGACGTTTAAGCTATTAGAGTTTAAGGTACTAGTAGAACGAAAAGCTAATTTGTTCATAAAGTAGAGACCGAATGTTATGACCTACTATACACTAATCCTAGAGTTCTTACCTCTATGGAATTCTACGAACCAGAAACTCGAACTAACTTAGGACCATTAAGTGCAGATGAGATTATAGAAAAATACGCAAAGTACTGTACTTGCGTATCGGCCAATAAACCCAAGAAGAGATTATCTACGTCTTACGATAATCTCCCAGACTAACTAGCCTTTTGTTCATATGGGAAATGTCCATTGAACGCTATCTGTGCGATAATTATGAGGTAAGGAGGATCTAACTTACATCCTGAGCCATCAATCATCAGATAGTTTTTAGAATATGTATATGGACCAGCCGTCGGTCTTGTCAACAAGTTCAAATCAGCTTTCTTA